CTTCAGGTGCTGTTTGTGGCAGTGTACTAAGGTTTTCTTCTGAAACAGTCCAACCGTAAGTATTAAAGTCTTTAATTTTTTCTTTATAAAATTCTTTCGTCATACTGGCTACAGATTTACCATACGGATCACCAATCTTTTTTCTTAAAAAGTTAAAATGTGTTTTAGTTTTGTCTGTTGGTTTCCAACCTGCTTCCCATAATACATCAATTCTATCTTTAGAAGACCCAGGGTTAAAGTGAAGCCAGTTATAACAGACAAGTTCTTCTCCATCAACTTGTGTTACATCATACTTTTCTTTGGCTGACTTAACTGTAGCCATTTCTTTGCCATCTTTCTTTATACGATACTTCAGTCTGTTTACCTCTGTCATCTTTGGAGGAAAATCATTCTCAAAGACTTCTTCTAGCTCTAACATCTTTTCTTTTACAGATTTAAGAAGTTTTTCTGCGTAATTTTTATCAAAGTAAAAACCATAATATTTAGTTCTTACTAGTTCTGTTTGCAAATCATGCTCGGCTCTAAAAGAACGGCTCCAATCACTATTCCAGATGAAATTATAGAAATGATCATACAAAGCATGTGAAACCTCGACATCTTTACGCCAGTACTTAACCATGTCTTCAGAAAAATTAGAAAAGTCATAATAATCTCCTTTGTGTAGTCCTAATCTAATACCCCAAGCCTGTAAACTGTGAGAAGACTTTGCACCTTTTGGTATAGGAAAATCATAGTCCATAGTTCTACTTATTATCAGTGTATCTATAACTTTTTTAGGGTTTATGAGTTTAGGCTGTAGTAGTCTGTTTAATTCTGGAGCATCAAATTGTATGAAGTTGTGTCCTACAATATAATCTATAGATTTATACCATTTGATTGCCTCTTGTCTTGCCTTTTCATCTTCATGGCAGTTGTCGAACTGATAAAATTCACCTGTAGTTATATCTTTTCCACCACAAAGCCACAACTTGTCACTATTGTTTATAGCATTTGTCTCAATGTCTGACACACAAATCTTCATACTTCAAATACCACTTCTTCAAGAACAGTAGTTTCAGGATCATAATAAACAGAACCAGATGTTCCTAGCTTCGCAAAGGGTCTGTTTTTGTCTACTACAAAGGTAGTTGTGTTTCTTTCTTTTTCTTCCTCTGCTTCAACATTTCTATTTAATTTTACGCAAATGATTGCTTCCTCTTCAAGACTTGCAGCATACTTTGTTCTGCCATCATCATTAACTTGGGATATAAACACAACACCTATATTTAATTCTTTGGATAGTTGTGCCATGCGAGATCCTATCGTTGTGAGTGTGCTTGTGGCTCCATCGACACCAGTAGAAGACAGGTATGCTAGTCTTTGAACGTGATCTATGAAGATAAATTCTGCACCATAAACTGCAGAAGCCAACCTAACGTAGTCTAATAACTTCATCGGATCATCGTGGCTTTGCATCTCAAATACTATTGTATTATCATTCTTTGATATTTTTTGAGCAGCTTCTATAACTTGTTCCTCAGAGTATCCATTTCTTTCGGCATCCTCTTTTGTTCTGACATTGGTATTCAACTCATAGGTAGCCATCGCTCTGTATGTTGTAGACTTCATCTCTTCCATGTGTAATAGGGCTACCTTGGTATTTTGCTTTAAAAGTCCTACTTCAAAATACCTAACCAGTTCAGTCTTACCTTGGCCTCTCATGGCTTTTATAAATGTTAGACCGCCTTTGACTATGCCTCTAATTTTATCGTCTAAACCTGAATGTCCTGTAGGAACGTACTCATAAGGGTTTTCATTCAGGATAGCTTTTTCTACTTCCAAATCCCCTACAAAGAAATTTTCAGGGCTGAACCTTTGTGGTTTTAATGCCGCCCATTTTAAAGCTTCTGCGTCACCTTCCATAAGAAATTCGTTTGCATCTTTATGCTTTGACATTGGTACATAATAAAACTTCTCAGGAAATAATGAGTATAGTTTTTCTGCTGCACCTCTACCAGACTTATCTAGTTCTCCTGCATAAACTATCTCAATAAAAGAATTAAGATAATTAAATACATTCTTTACGAATGAGTCTGACAGTGTGGCAGAAGGTATAGACTTAACAGGATAAGACTTACCTAAAACTTGGTAAAGACTTGCTGCATCAAACTCTCCCTCTGTAATGTACAGTCTTTTACTCGAACCTGCATTAAATTCAGGCCCAAATAAATCTAGTAAAGTGCCTCTATCTTTCAGCCAAAACTTTTTTTCATCGTATCCTCTGTACTTTGTGTTGTTAGGGTACTTGAAAGCATATCTTACAGGTTTTTTATCTTCTCCATATTGTAATTGAATATTATAAAACTTGGATACATCTTCATCTAAGCCTCTTATACCATCAAATCTACATTCTGCTATCTTTTTATGTTGCATTGCCTCAACTCTTTTAGGGTTAGTCGGATATTTTTCTTTAGCCCAAGGAAACATAAGCTTATTACTTGGGTAGGCAGAGCCACAAGAAAAACAATGACCTGTCTTGAGATTTGTGTTGTAAGAAAAAGCATCACTACTACCACAATCTTCGTAAGGACAGGGTTGATGATGTAATTCAAAGCTTCTAATGCCCATAATTACATCCTACAATCCAAAGATCTCCTTTGTTTTTTACCCAAGCTTGAAACTCACCACAACAAGAATTATTCTTTACTTTATAAAAAGTTTTCTTATAAAGATTAGGTTTGTTGTTGTAAGAACCTACACGCCAAGCTCTAAAATCTGATATATATTCAAGACCTTCTTTAACAACTTCATAATAAAAATCATTCCAAACTTCTGTAGGAACTTCTGGAAATAATTCTACTTTAAAATTATCAGGAACATATTTGTGTTCTTTTTTCAATGATAAACCCTTTCGTTTTTTAACTCTACCCAATTTGTAAATTCTTCTGTTTTACCATTCTCCTCCATAAATTCCTGAAAGTCAAATATAATATTTAATAAATCTATATTTTGTAACAATAGAGTTTTTAAGTTTACTGGTTTTTCTTTTTCTAGTATCTCTATTAACTTTTTTAAATTCTTAGTTTTATCCATACTATTTTCCATCAAAAGTATCAGGTTTATTTATTTCTTTTCTCTCTGTTGCACGATTACGTTCAGACTCATCAAAAGGTCTTATAGTATCACTGTAAGCTCTGTTTTTGTATAGCCCTATCTTCTGAGCAATTTGATCTATCTTTGTTTCTAGTCTGTCAAATCTTTTATTCATTTTGTCAATTTCTTTCATACTTTTGTAGCTCCTTTCAGCCGTTTTTAATATTGCTCTTGCAATTATATCATAAGGGTTATGTTTCATCTTTATACTCTGGATGTTTTTTCATACAGTCTATCGAACAAAATTGTATCCTACCTTCTATAACATCACCACATACTATATCAATAGCTTGGTATAAGTTAGGTTGTATGTACTTAAAGAAAATAGTTCTGTTATCACACATCTTCTTCGTCTACTTTAAATGTTACAGTGACATAACCAAACTCATCTGTAGTTTCATACTTGTGGCTTGGACAAGTATCAAGCCATTCAAAAAATTCTTCTTTTGTCATTGTATCGGCCCTTTATACCAATCTTCCCATTCATTTGAAAGAGAAGAATGAAACTCCATATCGTTAGCTACATAATCTAAAAGCTCAGATATTTCTTCTCCATGTTGTTTATCTAAATTTCCTTCAGCAAACCTTCTAGCCCAGTATCTAAGCACATTAGGTGACATTCTTTTTATTTCTAACATTTTTATTTCCCTTATAAAAGCACAACAAAAGTATATATAATATAAGTATATAATAATAATAAGTATTAAACCTTAAGTATTATACTTAAAGTATAAGTAACCTTAGTTTTATTTCAAGTGTGTCAAATTGTCGCATCCTGTAAGTGGTATATCGTCTGCATCATAAAAGGTATTATCTACAACTATTTTTTGTAGTGCTACATCATCTACTATTGTTAAAGTTTTCTTCTTCAAACTTTCGTTTTCTTTCTTTAACTTTTCGTTTTCTTTCTTTAATTTATCAACCTCTTTATTG